ATGCTCAAAATCTGTTGGTTTGCCTGACCCAGTATGATCCACTTCTAATTGTACTCCTGTTATTAACCATTCATTTGATGTATTACCACCCACATTCACTGCATGTTGTGGAGCAAATTTTGAGTTTGAATAAGTTTCCCAAGCTGTACTAACTGAACCACTTGTAAAAGTAGAACCCATTGTTAAACCAAAGCTAATCTTAAATCCCACACCAGTATCATCATTAATTACACCTGACGTATCTGCTGGAATAGAAATAGTTTTTCTTTCCCAGGTATCAGCAGAGTTTATAGTATAAGATCGACCATATATTTTATTTGAATTATCGGTTTGAATACAACTTAAACCATAAGTACCTGTTAAATTTGACCTGACATAAAAACTAAGAATTAATGGTTTTGCTCCTGATGTACCATAAGCTAAACTTTGTAAATCTCGTGCTTCAATCGAATAAGATAAAAGCACAAATTCATTGGAAGCAGTTGAAGTATCGGCAGCCGTACAATCCACTTTAAGACTTTTATAAAAACCATCTGGAGAGGTAGTGGATTGTGTCATAGAAAAATTAGCACCAGTATTTTCTCTTTGAAACTTAAATCTATCTACAGCAAAAGTACCATCTACACCAGCATTACTATCACTATGTTCGTTCACTTGCATAGCTCCGTTAATTATTAAATTTCTATTACTTAGGTTATTAGTAATATTAGCAGTACACGTTCCAGAAGAACTATCAATCGTGATAGCTGCTGTACTAGCTCCCGTTCCTTTTATACTGTTGACTTTAAGTTCTGACATAATTAACTAGGCTTTGGGTTGTCTGTTTTTACCTTTTCACAGGCTGCATAATATGCCTCTAGTTTAGTTGAATCTCCCTTACTATTCCAGTACATTGCATCTGCAAAATCTGCTAGAGAAGGATAGGCAGACTGCCTTTTTGTTTTGTAACCATTTGCAGTTTGATAGGCAACAGCAGCAGCTTCCTCGTTGTCTCTTGCAGTTTCTTCCTCTGCTGTATAGGCAACTCTTTGTCCGTTTATTAAGTGAAATCTAGCCATTATCTTCTTATACCATAAAGACAGTATGAATATTCAGAAACATTACCTGAGTTATGAAACAATGTAAAACCATCAGAAACACTATCTTCATTATAAACAAATTCGGCATTAAAGCCTTCAAGACCTGTTGAACTTTCATACTTACAACCTTGTGTAAATCCAAAATTATTATGAAAGCCGTCACCTGAAACTCTAGGAGTTATTAAAATATCAAATCTCATTCCCTCTCTTGTGTCATTACCCGCATTATTAGCTATAAGTGCCTTATCTTCTCCACTTGATGACAAAGTAAAAGCATTTCCAGCTGCGTTAGTGCCATACATTTTCCATTGGTAACTTGATGAACTTAAACTTGAACCGCTTGCTCTTAATCGACAATACAATACAACTTCGTCTGTAGCAGGCAAAACAGAACCTATAATTCTAAATGATTTATAACTTGTAACGTCTAAACTATCGAAAGTAAGATCACTTACATCAACTGTGCTATTGGCACTTTGTAATTTTACATAATCAACATCAATAGTTCTAGCAAGCGTTCCATCTGCATCACCAGGTAATGTAATTGTTCGATCAGAAGCTGGGTTTGAACTAGGTGCTGCAATTATTACACCATTTCCACCGCTATGTTTTAGTTTAATTTGACTCATGGTTTTGGATTTGCGTCTTTAACGGCCTTATTATGTGCAGCAAAACTGCCAGTTGCATCTAGTTTACCAGCAACTATATCGTCATACAACATTGCTAACTGTTCTCTCCAATCTTCATAGACGACAGAACCATAAGTTGTTCTGTCTGTTTGATATTTTATTTTTGCTGCTTCTGTATTTAATTCGGTTCTTGCTGCATCAATTTTTGACTGCTCAACAGCAACATCATTTTCATTAGCATCTTTTATTACTGACCCTGTATCCTTAATAAAGGTTACTTGTGGGTATGCTTTTCTTATCGCTTCGTGATCTAAATTCATTAGCCTACAAACTCCATAATTGTTATTGAGGAAGCACATCTTCCTTCATAATTTGCATTTACATCATTTCCAGTTCTATTAAGATAAATAGTATGGGTACTGTCGTTTGCGTGACTTCCTCTTACGTCATAAGTAGTTGAACTTGTAGAAGGTGAACTAATTAAATGAACAAGTACCATATTTTCTAATCCTCCTGCATTTCCAGATCTTGCTGAAGTCGTTACTCTATTTCTACTTCCATCAGCCTGACCTTTGTAAGAAGGACTACCTGCAACGTGTAAAGTTGCGTAAGTTGCAGCAGATGTTCCACTGGCACTTATATTATATTGAGCAATGACTAATAATTTATTACTTGAACTTGCAGCAGCATATGATATTGAAATTAAAGCCCCTGAGTATGCTCCTTGTGCTGTACTTGAAGAAACAGTACCAGTTTCATCTACGGATGATTCATTAATTAATGCTCCTTGAGGCATAGCTGCATCTGCTATAGCTTTTGTACTACTTATTCCACCTGTAGTAAGACCTGTTAATGTTCCATTTCCGTTTATAACTACAGCCATTATTTACTTACGACCCTCCATGTTTTTACTTAAGTTTATTATATACATTTTTATACTATAGTCCATGTTTCTCCTGCACCAATAGTAACAGTAGCTCCGCTTTGAATTTCTATCGGGCCAAAACTTCCAGCGTTCTTACCATTTGTAATTGTATAATTCTGCGTAACAGTTTGGTCATTCTCCCAGAATATTTCATTACCGCCTCCACCAACTGCACCTGCTCCAGCAGCAGCCCAACTTAGCGTTCCAGAGGCATCAGACACAAGAGCATAGCCAGAAACAGCAGCATCAGCAGAGGGTAGTGTCCAGGTAAGACTAGAAGAAACTGTAGCTGGTGCTTGAAATCCTACATAATGACTACTATCAGCATCAGCAAACCTAAGATCATTTTGTGCTTGGAGCGTTAATCCATTAGCATCAAATATCATCTGCTCTGTACCACTAGAAGAAAATCCCATCACGTTTGCAGATTTTCTAAATAAACCTAAATCTGTGTCTCCATCAAAACTTAATGCTGGAGTTGATGCACTTGTAGAATTATCTATTAACAATGCACCTGTCATCGTACCACCAGCTTTTGACAATAAACCTAAATTAGCTTCATCTATATTTCCTATTTCGGTAAAAGCACCATTACTTGAGTTTCTTATTTTTAAAATATTTGTAGTGGTATTAAGAAATGGCATACCAGCTACGCATTGACTTGAAGCTAAATCAGAAGATTTTGAATTACTTGATTGGATCGCAGCAAAAACATTATTAAGATCAGTTCTTACATTGGCTCCAGAAGCATTTTCAATAGTGTAATTAGTTACGTCAGCCACAATTAAATACTATTTTCCTCCATGTTACCCTCCTTTGCCGAAACCAACAGCACTGTAGGTAAAGTTCCTATCAATACTAGCATTACTTGAGTTTTTAAAGTGGACTGTAAAGCCAGTTCCAGAGATACTGCTAAGTTCAAAATAATCTCCTGTTGCCATATTTTGTGCTGATATACTTACTGCTGGTAAAAAGCTATTTAAATTTCCTAGTGCTGACGTTCCAACAAAGAATGGTGCTGTAAATGTAACCGCTTTTGCTCCTGCTCCAGATGCTATAACAGATGATTGTTCAGTTCTTGATGGCATAGTAGCTGTATATCCTGCTTGCTGTAAATTCATATTTTGTGCTGTGTCTGCTGTGTCTATAGTAATTCTGAACTGAAATCCTCTACCGTTAAATGTTCCATTAGCAAAATCATTAAATGACGTATAGGTAGGAGAACTAGAAGGGTTATCAGTTGTGGTTCGCACAGCCATTTTTGCGTTTACATCATTAGCAATAGTTCCATCAAAGTCTGTCCAGGTATCTATATTTTCTGTTCTATTATCAAATTGATCTCCTGTATAAAAACCAACTCCTTGAAAATGTCTTTTTAAGACGAGTGAGAATGTACCACCAAGATCAAGAGTATCTACAAAATCATAAGTACCACTGGCATTTGCTGTTGGATCTGTAAGTTTTAATCCACCAAGAGTAGAATCAAAAGTAAGATTTGATTTTGTTCCGTTATATGGTGTTCCATCTGTATCTTCTCGATCAGTTTTAACAGTAATCGAGTCTAGTAATTGAACGAGTGAAAGAGTTGTACTTGCTGCAACCGCACTAAATCTACCTCCATCGTCTTGAAATTTAAGAAGATAAGTTCCAGTTAAAGCAGGAGCTATAACCTCAGTTGCGTTACCAGAAACAGCTTCAATAATATCTTGAGCAGATTGAAATGTTGCCGAACCACCAGTTTGATTTGTATGTCTTACATAAACACGACCACCATGTAAAACATCAATAGCAGTAGATTGTTTAAATCTAAGTCTTACAAATTGTTCATTTATAGGTTCAATAGTTAAATTTTGAACATTATCTGGCAGTGCTGATTTACCTTTAGCAGCAAATGTAGTTTCAGTTGGATTTGCGGATATTTCTCCTAAAGCATTATATGAAAATACTTGAATTGTATAAGTTGCTTTTATAGTATCTAATAATTCAAAATCACTGCTAAATACAACTTGAGAAACATAATTACCATTCTCTACTTTGTAATTAACAAGATATTGCGTGACACCTACTTGTGGTTGCCAATCAATAATAAGTTTACTTCTGGCAATACTGTTTATAACAACTGTCTGTTCTGAAACTGTTAAACCACTTGGAGGACTAGCTGGCTGATTTAAAATAGATATAGTTCTTGTAGGTAGAGCAGTGTTATTTTCAATAAACGCATATTTTCCCTCAACATAAGACAAAGCCGTAATTACATAATTAACTTCATCTTGTTCTTGCACTTGAATTACTCTAAATAATTGAGTTTGTAAAGTTGTACTAGAAATTAAATAAGGTGAATTTACATTTGGTGCGGAAGTAAAAGCAGAAGCAGTTGTGCCATCAGGTTTTGTAACACTATTAACTGTAAGAACTGCACCTGTAAAATCAGATATTGAACCTACTTCTACTGTTCCGTCAGATAATATTACGCTTATAGTTGGATTGTCGTTAAGAACTGGCAAGCCTGTTTGTTCAAGTGCATCAATAGTAATCGTTGTGGTAGTTGCAGCCACTACACGACCACCTCTTCTGGCTCCTGCTCTTACTGGATCGTTTATTTCAATAACAGAACCAGGTCTTACAACAATTCCTGCATCTATTGAAGTTGTAAAAGTACAAGTTTCACTTTCATTTTGTTCAGCGAAAAGGATTGCACGGCCCAATCTTGCAGCCTGATTACGAGAAGTACAGGCAAATGCTTTTACTTGTTTTACTATTGTTCCGAGTTTTGATATTGCTGTCGCATCTTCAATTACTTCAAAATCTATTTCTTTAGAATCCATGTTGAAGTAGCTTACAGAGACAACGCTATGTCTTGTTTTTAAACTGCTCCCTGAGTAACTAAAACCAGCTTCTCCTACATTAGCTAAATTAAATAAATAGCTTGCTGATGTTTCTTTATCCTGCGATAAAGTTATACCTCCAGCAGACCATATCGGCATACATCTCATTACACCAGCTAAATCATTTATTGCTGCAAAAGCTTCTTTAGGACTCTGAATATTTACATTACAACTGAACCTGGCTTCTTTTGCACCTGACCCACTGCCATCGTCTACTTCTTCATTTGCATATTTACTGGCAGCAACAAAACTAAATAAATCTATGTTGCTATCAACTATATGATTACCTAGTCCATACCTAGTGTTTGTGAGTAGGTCAAGTAAGCACATGGCAGGACAATTTGTATAAGTCGCTGCTCCCATTACTCCATTAAAAACGTAACCACTTGGATAAACAATTCTTCCAGTTTGAATATCAACTGTTGGTGTGCCAGTTCCAGAGGCTCCTGCTCCTGGTATTCTTACCTTTACTCCTCTAATACGATATTTTCTCGTAGGTATTCTATTGAATTGTTTACTATCAAAACGAAGAGCAGTATAAGCACTATTAGCGTAAGTTGAATTATTATCTATAACTTCTTGAAGGCTAGTAAATTGAAAAGCATTAACTCGATTAGACTCGGTGCTATCTGCTGTTACACGAATAACTCTTACATCTACTGTGGTAAAGCCACTGGTTAGCTCTATTCTGTGATCTTTAGCATAAGCGTCAGCAGTTCTACCGCTTACAGAAGAAACTACTTTATCTACAAAACCACCGCTATCATGTTGAATTTGAATTTTGTATTCAACTGTATCTCCTCTTAAATCTCCATCATCTTCTGCAACTTGAATTTGAGGCCAAGTTAAAGTAACAATAACAGCATCTACGTCTGTATTCGTAATTTGTCTGGTAACTGGAGCAGAAGTAGTTACAATAACTCCAACACCAGTAGGCGATCTGCTTTCAGCAGGAATACCACTCAATGCAGTTTGACTTGACGTTCCAAATCGAGATTTAAAAACTACATCTTTAAAATTAAAATCACTATCAGAAGGACTACTGTTGGAAGCGGTTTCTTGTAGTATTGGAGTGTCATTAAGAAGAATATCTTTTAGACTTGCGTTGTCGTATGCAGTCGTACCTTTTGTAAGTTGTGCTTTTGATGCACTAGCAAAACCTTCTATTTCGCCCTCAGATATTAAATCTTGAACGGTAGCAAAACTTCTACTATGTAAAGTATCAGGAGCACGATACGGAGGGGGAGGGGGTTTAGGACCACCACCACCAGCACCTTTAATAAGTTTAGTTTCGTCTGTCATGCTTGTACCTGGTTAGTGTCTACAGCAGCAGAAATAACAACCGAGCCAGTAAAAATTTCTCCATACACTATTGGTACAGGTGTGCCAGCCCTAGATGTGTTTTGCACTCCAGCAAAGTTAAATGATAATTGTGGATCTTCTTCAGAACTAAATTTTTGTGGTTCAGGTAACGGAAAAAGCATCTCACTAACTCCCGTTAGCAAAAGACCTATACCAATGTTTCCAAGAGTTGCAGCTAAACTAAATCCTCCTCCTACTGCTGTAGAACCAAAACCCAAAGCACCATTAGCTAAAAATCCTGATCCTGGTGCTGCTATAGCGATACCTATTAAAACTGCTCCTAGTAATACTTTTCCAATACCCCTTCCAGCACCGCTAATAACAGGAATAAAATGTATGTCCTGTTTTCCTACAGGGTGGTGTATCTCTTCTTCATTTACATCAAAATCGCCTACTTTTACTTGATAATAATTTGGACTCATAAAAGACTCTATACCTGGAAAGTTATGTATTAAAAAACTTACTGCCTTACCAACTGTTTCAGCTTTTACCTCGAACTCCTTATGTCCGACAAACTTGGCTAACTCTCCATACAGTTTTACTTTACGAAGCATAACGTAACCTCTTTCCTGTGCATTTTAGCAACCACTCAGAATATGGCTCTCTACAAGATAGTCTATCGGTTAAATGATGAATTACATCTCCTTTAAAAAATAATGCTACATGATTTAATCCAGGATTTAAAATACTCATAAATAATAAATCTCCATCTTCTAAAGGTTCTTCTGGTCTTAATTCTCTAAAACCTGTTCGCCATGCACATCTTTCAAACATAGGATCTTTTAAAAATTCTTCTGGTGTAGTTGGTCTTTCCCAATCTCTTAACTCAATATTTTTTTCTTCTTTATACCAATCTCTTACTAAACTCCAACAGTCCGTTATACCCCATACCCATTGACGACCTAAAATCGGTGGTTTGTATCCACAAGGCTCTAAATAAGCCCATTGTTCTGTTTTTGGATTTACAATATACCACGGAAGATTACTCTTTTCGCAACTTATTTTATCTGCTTGACTTGGTGCAGGAGGAGTTATTGGATGACTATGTACTACCCCAACTATTTCTCCAGCATTATCAGCCTTTACATAATCTTCTGGGTCGATGATAAAACATTGATGATCTGTCATTGAAAGATTACGACAAGGATAATATCTTTCTTTACCTTTTATATTAAGCAGTAGCCCACAACATTCTTTTGGATCTTCACGTTGAGCATGAAGTAGTGCTTTGTATTTCCAAGTCATCCTACAAACGTACCAATAGCAGGGAAAATTGAGCGAGTGGCCTGACGACCTGGAATCCGAACTCCTGCTAAATCTGTAGGGGCTGCAAGTTCAAATTCAACAATTTCTCTAGTTTCTGTTGCTTTACGATCTATTGAATAAATTTCTTTAGGAAATTCTGCTGTATTATCTGCTGTAGCATTTGTTCCGTCAGCAAAGTTAACAGCATCAATAAATTTAGCTAATGTTCTTATTCGTGTAACTGTAGCTCCCGTTAAATCATTACCAGTTGTTGTTTCATTAACAGAAAGAAGAATAGATGAAATCAGTCCTGTACCGTTACTAATAATTAATTTTGGTCTTGGCAGTTGTCCTTTTTGAAAAGCAAAACCTGATGCTTGCACAGGAAATCTAAGATATTCGTTACCAGCCCATACTATTTTGCCGTTTGCATTTAAGTTACTACCAGCATGAAATCTGTAAATTGTATTTGCACCATGCAGTGATGTTGATAATTGAAGCGTAAATAGTTCAATTATTGCTGATGGATTGATGTCCTGTAGACTGCTAAATATTTTTGAATTTACTGTCATTATGATGCTGGTTCAAATACTTGTCTGAAAGTGGCCTGTATCGTAGCTCTATTGTTATAAGGTATTGACTTACTCCAGTTTTCACAAACAAATTTAAAATTTGAAGCAGTTTCTTCGGGTAAAAAACCTTCAGCAAAATCAAAACTATCACTATCATTTGCACGAGCATCTAAAAATGTTTCTATTTCGTCTGCTTGAGTTTCCGAGACTTCGTAAGTAAGACTGAACTCTTTTGGATTTTGATGTTGAGCCAAACCAAATAGAAGTCTATGCTCATACCCATCAGCAAAACGAATAGTACGAGTTAATGGTCTAGATTTTTTGCGGATTCCGTAAGTAGGTTTTATTGAAGGGAAAGTAGCCATTATGCAAGTATTCCTCCAGGTCGTTTCTGTTGTATTAGTTCAGATTGTACCGCAGCCGAGATAAGACGACCAAGTTCTCTGCCCTGTTCTTCATCTCCTTCAACAGAAGAGCCAGAAGCATCTACATTTACCACCACGTTAGTTGTACCACCAAGTGCATGATTTGGTGTGACTGTACCTGTAACTCCAGGACTGAATAATTCTGGTCCACGTTCTCCTACCATGTATGTGCTTCCTGCTCTAGCTGTTCCTCCATTAGCTAAACCAAAGTTAGGTCCTGCAACACCTAAACCTGTTACTGGATCAAAATATCCCCCTCCTCCCATAGTTGGACCTCCACCACCAAACATTGAACCAAAGCCTTTAAATATAGAACCAAATAACCCTCCTCCTCCTAATGTTCCTCCTGGATTGCCAAATAATGCCATGTTAAATGCAGCATCAATTAATTTATTCAATACATTGTTGAGCATATCTCCCAAAGTAGATGTACCACGGATAAGACCCTGTAAACCATCGGCAACATCTGTGGCAAGTGATTGACCTAATGATTTGAACTGCTGCCTTACCATTTCGGCTTGTTCTGCCTGTTTTTCTAATAAATTATTTTGTTTTAGTAAATTTTCAATTTTGTTTACGTCTAGTTCTTCTAATGTTGCTCCATCTTCAATCATTTCTTTTATTTTTGCATCAAGTTCTTGTGCTAGTAGAACTTCCTCATAATTACCATCAATCTTTGCCTGTAATAAAGCATTTTGTTGTCTAACCTTCTTCAACCTGGAATCTTCAATCATATTTATAGTCGTTTGTCTCTCTAAAGTTTTTCCTACCAATGCAAGTTCTTCTCTTCTAGCTTCTATCTGTGCCTGTAGTTCTGCTCTTCTTTTTTCTGCCTTTTTAGCTCCTGATCTTCCTTTACCACTTCCCGATACATTTGCTAATTCAGTTTGTAAAGCCAGTAATGTTGGATCGGTTGCTGATCCTCCTATTTCTGCAAGCCTGTCTCTTTCTGCTCTTTGTGCTGGTCCAGCAAAAGGTGTAGCCAATAAATTAAGAACAGGTAGTAATGCAGCAAGCATTTTTGTTCCTAATAATTGGAATTGATTTCCTATTAATCTGCTAACCTCTCCAAAATCTTTCAGTCCTTTAACCGCATCTGCACCGATAGCCTTATTCATCTGTTCAGTTACGGCTGCTAGTGCAGCTTGTGTTCCTTCTGTCTTTTTAATTAGCTGTATCTGTCTTTCTCTTTCTGTTCCATTGGCTCCTAAAGCGGTGGTCAACCCTTCAATATCAGGAGTCAATCTATTAAATGCCTGACCTAATTTAGCTGTAGAATCTGTAATTTGTTGTACTTGAGTTAGTAGTGCAGTAGCAACTAAACCTCCAGCAAAACCTCCTGTCTGTCCTCCTAACTTTCCACCAATCAATCCACCAGTAAAACCAGCAGCAGCACCTAGTGGTCCTTGTCCAAATAACAATGGAAATGCACCACTTATTAATGCTCCTGATAAAACACCACTTCCACCTGTGCTTCCTCTTCCTGGAAGCAACTGACCCATAGGACTAAAGTTAAGCGGAGAGCTAGGACCTAAAGGTATTTTTGAGCTAGGTCTGCTTACTGTTGATGTCTTTCTAGTAGGTGTACCTGTTTTAGTTGTACGCTTTGTTAAATTTAATTCTTCCTTTTTTAACCTATTTGTTTTTTCTAACTCCTTATTTAGTCTTTTTTGTGTCCTTTCTTGCTTTAAAAGTAAGGCTTGCTTATCTCTTTCATTTTTAAGTAATGTCTTAGAATCGCCCTTTTTTCCCTGTGCTAACGCATTTAATTTTGATATTCTTCTTTCTAAATTAGTTATCTGCTGGTTTATCTTCCGAACATCTAACTTAATATTTACATCGTAATTAGAGCCAGCCACTAATTTTTAGAAAACATTAAACCTAGTTTAGCGTACCTTGCGAGTTTGAGCCTTTCTTTTTGCATCTTCGTATGCTTTTTCTTCTTGCTCAGTTTTGTAATTGAAATATGCGTTCCAACCATACATTTCTTCTAAAGACATTTTGTTTCGTACTTCAACTAATGTCATGCCTAGCTTTTCTGCAATAAAAAATTGCATATGAAGATAACTATTCTTTTTTAACTCAGCTTTTTACGGCATCAGGGGTAGCCTCCTCTCCCAACTCTTGCATCTTTGTCATAAGTTCCAGCAATACTGACAATGGTATTTCTCTTCTAAGACTTGCCCTATCAGCTTCACTAAATAACTTATTACCAGTTTCATCTTCAGCCTTACCAATAATTACTTGGAGTGCAAAGTCTAAACTTCCTTCTTCCTGACCTCTGTTTGCTTTTATTAAAGTAGTATTTATTGTGTCTCTATCAGCAATAGTCAAAGGTGTCCAATAAACTTTCAAAACTACCTGACCATTTTTGTAGATTTCATAACTGCTTTTGTTGTCTACACTAAAGGCTTTCTTTAGTTTGTCGATTGCTCTTTCTGTTGCCATGCAAAAATAATTTTATTATCTATTAACTATACTACTACTTTATTACTTAAAGCCAACCTTTTTAAATGCCATTGCTATGTCTTTGTTAATAAATCCTCCTTTTGTATAAACTACATACCAATTTGGTCCTCTAGCTGTTGGTCCTTTAGATTGACTAAAATGTTGTGCATAAGT